GTCTTGTTTTTCGGCAAGACAGCGCTTCCAGATCGCGTGCCGAATCTGGTAGATGTCTTCCAGCGCTTCTTGAAAGCGTTTCACGACGAGATCCATCCGCACGAAGCTCTGCTCCGTCGCCATCTGTACTTCGCCGAGCGTGCGGCTTTCTTGCGCGACCTGTCCTGACGCGACATCGTTGATACCCGCGAGGCGTTCCGCCGTGCGCTCGCACATTTGGATGTGCTCGAACACGCTCGACGGCACATCCGGCACCGTCATCGGCGTCAGGTCGTGCGGGCTGCGCACGTCAATCACCGCTTTCGGCCCCCAGGGCTGCTCGACGGGGTCCCACAGCGCGCCCGTGGTCCGCAAAATCGGCGTGCTGTTCGCCATCGCACTGCGGTCGGCCGCCATGTTGCGGTAGGCCGTGTGCTCCTCCACCACTGTGACCAACTTATGCCCGATAAAGGAAAAGCCTTCCGTGGCGCGATCCGGCCGCGGAAACAGAATCACCGGCACATAGCGCCCGCGTTCCAAGTCGTCGTATTGCAACCGCAGCAGGAGATGCTGGTCTTTGTGCAGCGTCGCGAGATACCAGCGCGGCCCGTCGCTCACCCCTCTCGGGACGGCGTGTCCCCACACCTCGAAAAAGCGCTTCAAGTCGACGAGCACGAGCCCTTCCCAGAGCTCTTTTTCTGCCGTCATCTCCTCTTGCGGCGCAATCGCTTGATTGGCACGTGTCAGGGCCGGCTCGCCTTCCCGATCGCCCGTTGTCGTGAGCCGGTCGACGCTCTCACGGTCATAGATCGCGTGCGTGCCGACGGATTGCCGTTGCAGGTCGCCGTAGTTCTTCCAGAAACGCTTGAAATAGCCCCAGATTTCCTGTTTCTCGCGGGCGTGGCCGGGCAGAATCACGGAATCGCGATACGGAATCACCCGATACTGCGGCCCGATACGCTGATTCTCCGTCGCGTCGATCAGCACCTCGGCCGAGGGCATGGACGGATCCGTCGCTTCCAGGTACTGCCCGTCGTCGTCCTTCGCAAACTGCACCTGCCCCTGGTCGTCGAAACTCAGGCCCCCGGTCTCCGGATCGTGCTGCACTTGCGCGTGCAGCCGCTTGCGCACCGTCCGCCACTCTGACCCTTCCGAGATTTCCAGGAGCCCGCGCGGCTCAATCAGGCTGATCAGAATCAGCTTGTCGAGCACACTCTGTAAGCGCTCTTCTTCGGCTTTCCACTGGTGGAACTCTTCGACAAAGGGCGCCCGATCGGCGGCGTGGCCCCAGCCCTCGACGGTGCACACCGGCTCCGACCAAATCGTCCGCATCGCGCGCGCGTGCAGCGCATCGACTTTTTCACACGCGAGGTAGCTCGTGAGATCCGCCGCGTCCGGCCAGGGCAGATTCTTGGCACTCCGCGTCCGCGCCTGCTCGTAGAGCATGTGCCAGTAATCCACATCGGTGTCCGCGGTGGCTTTCGCGTTCAACCCGTCGTCGAGTTGCTGCGCGAGCCAGAGCGCGAAGGTCTCGCGTTGGTCTGGCGCCAGCGGCACTTGAAACGGATCCCGCGTCTTCACTTCTTCGGCGCTTTCGGTTTCGCGGGTTTCTTCTTGCTGAGATTCGTGTAGAGATCCGGATTCGTGCCGCGCGTTTGCGTCATACGGTCCTCTCAGTCTTCTGGTGCCGGCGGTGTTTCAGAGACACGGCAAAGAGCACAAGATGTCGTGACGAGATCTCCTCGCCCACCATGCCGCCGGCACAAGCCTAATACCCCGCGCGAGGGCCGCGCCGCATCCCGACCTGCAGATCATACGGATCCACGTCGCGCTGCGCCCGCCGCACTGCGGCATTGACGAGGTGTTCCGCCTGCCGCTCGCGTTGTTCCACGCTCTGCTGCGCCCCGCCAAAACTCAGTTCGAGATACTCGGTCGCATTCATCCCGTGCTCGTACCACCCATCTTTTTTCGGCTTCCGCAGTTGCTTGGAGCCCACACTCACATAATGCACGTCCCACACATACCCCGCTTCACACCCATCGGCCAGAAACGTCCACGGCCGCACGGCATCCGCGCTGACTAACAGCCAGTGCTCGTCATTCACCCCGAACGCCTCGCCTTGTGGCGTCCGCCGCCGCATATAACTCGCCAGTCGCTCGATCAGCGCACTTCGAATCTGCGGCGCATTCGCATTCTGCACCCACTGCGCCTGAATCCCAAACTCACTCAGCACACGCACCCCGTTCTGATCGATCCCCTGCGAGTTGTCATGGCTCCCCGCCGGATCGCAGCACGTCAGCACCTGTAACGGCTGCGGAAACCACTCCGCGCGCCATCGCAACAGCATCGGCACAAAGTCCTGCAGAAACAGATTCTGCCCCATCACCCCCCCGAGGAGATGGAGCCCCCCATACGGCGTGAACTGCCCCCACACGACGCACGGATGATGCTTCCCGAAGTCAATCGCTTCGCACAACGGCAGCTGCGGATTCATCGTCAAACGCCGCACGTGCAGCGCGCGGTTGAACATCGGCGCCAGCCCGCGCTCCGGATCGCCGCCATACACCGGCTGCCCAATCACATTCAGGCCGCGCTTGCCTAACACAGCAGAGCGATGCTTCGGATGGGACGGTGGGTAGGCTTGTTCGAGGCCGCGAATCGCTTCGTCAGGCAGATTGTGCGCATTCGCGTAGATGGGCACGCTGTAGTAGCGCCGATCGCGCAGGTGATTCGTCTCCGGAAACTCCGTCGCGAGCCAGTGATTCTCGTCCGGCGGATTCGGCGTCAGGATGAGCTGATGGGGCATGCGAGGTTGTGACAGTCTGCCGATGAGTTCTAAGAACACATCGTGTGGCAGCTCTTCGCCCTGGTCGACATAGATCCCGGCGAGGGTCATGCCGCGAATCTTCCCATAGCGCGAGATTTCGTCTTGCGCTTTCAAGCCGAAGAGATAGACCTTCGACCCGTTCGGGAGCGTGTCACATTGTCCGGCTGGGTCCCAGGACGGCGTGACGCCCGCTTGCGCGAGGACTTCACGCCACGCAGGCTTGAGTTTGCTCTGGGTGTCGCCGTCCCCATAGCGACACACGAGCCACGCGATGCCCGGATGCTCGACGCACGATTTGTAGATTTTCCAGAGCGCAGCCGTAGTTTTTCCGCTGTTGTGATGGATGACCCCGCCCGCACGATAACAGTGCGTCCCTTCGACCGTCAGATCCAGAATCGGCTGGATCCCCACAGGAATCACTCCTACTATCTTGACGCCTCCTTCGAGGTTAATATGGGCAGATGGGGCGAAGAGCACAGAGTGCGGCACGGCACGCTGAAATCGTGTCCATGCGCGCCGCAGGGCACATGCTGAAAACCATCGCGCAGACTCTCGCCCTCGACGTGCATGCCTTAGCGCACTACTGCCGCACGCATCACGTCCCGACCATGCCACGTCCCAGACGCGTCGCCTTGGACCGCGAGGCGTTCCGACAGTTGGTCGAAGCCGATCTAACGCAAGCGCAGCTCGCTGCAGCTCTCGGCGTGTCGATCCGCACCATTGAGAGACGAATGCGCGAGTGGGATCTTCGCTCAGGTCGAAATGGCTCGAAGCCAGGGGCCAAACATCATGACTGGTCGGGTGGCCGGCGACTCGCCAAGTGGGGCTACATCGAGATTTGGGCTCCACTTCATCCGCAGGCGAAGCGCGGCGGATCGTCTGTGCCTGAGCATCGCCTCCTAATGGAAGTCCTACTCGGACGGTATCTCGACCGCCGCGAAGTCGTTCATCATCGTGATAACCATCCCCAGCACAACTGGCCGTCGAATCTGGACTTATTTGCCAGCAACGCAGACCATTTGCGCGCTGAATTAACGCACCGAGTGAAAGCCAGCCCGCGACGGTTAACACTCGATGGGACCAACTCGATTCGAACCACTCCCCCGTGTCCAGGTACACCCGAAACGCTGGCGCAGTGCCCTTCAGAAATACAGGCTGCGCTCGTTGATCACATCGAGAGCCACCGTCCCACGACGGCACATCGAAGGCAGACCCGTCGAGCAATTCTCCGATCTGGCGCGTGGCGTGCGTTGTTTGGATCGGCGTCCGAGGCGTCAGACACCTGAATGCGCCTTCGCAATTCAGCAGGCGCGTGGTGTCGGCGAGAAAATCCGCGAGCACGCCGCGGAAGACGCGGCGGAATTCAGGCATCGCCGCTCATGGCCGCCACGCGCGCATCTGCGCTTGGGCTTCGACTAATAACACCTGCCCGGCACACACCGCGCGTTTGAGGCGATTTTCTTCGACATCTTTGCGATGCGCGTCGGCTTTCGACTGAACCCAGAGATTCGCGAGCGTGTCAGCCCCGCCGAGTTCACGCGGCACATGATGGTCGATGATGAGGTGCGTGTGCTCGGCCCACAGCACATGGTCGCGCGTGAAGACGGCGTGACGCATCGCGACGGTCACGTGCCGCGTATCTTTGGACCAGCGCGTCCCGCAGACTTGGGCCAAGGTCAACGGCCGCACATCGGCACTCAGCAGCCACGCGCAGAGCAGCAGCAAACTCATAAGCGGCTGAGGCCTAGCATAAATCATTGCGGTGTGCAAGAGCGAACAGCGCGGTGCGGCGTGTTGCGGTACCGTGCGGCATGACCCCCGAAGAGGACAGGCTCGCAGTCAACCTCAAGCAGCGCCTCTATCGCCAGACGCGCCAGCTCAGCGTACGGCGTCTGCCCACGGCGCGAGGCGTGCCACCACCGAGTCACCAGACGCGCGTCTACGGCGGCGAGCCGGCCGGCGTGCTGGCGCTCCGCCTCTTCTATGGCGCCGCGCCGCCTGCGCGCGAAGACGCCTCCAGCGCGAGCGAGCCGTAGGGTCGACCTTTCCCCTACTTTGACTGCCGATCGGCGCCCTGAGAGGCACCAGAGCCCTCTCGAGACGGTCTGTGAGGCCTTTCTGTGAGGCCTTCTCCGCGTGCGTCTCCATCTTACGGAAGAGCTTTGATGGGAGCGACCGTGGGAGGGCTGACGACCACGGTAGAGGTTGCCTTTGGGTCAGATGAGCTAGTCGTCCCGTGCAGCTCGAGGACCACCGTCATCGGGTGCTGCGCATCGCCTTGGTGCTTCACCGTCTCGACCGGCTTCCCGTAGCAGTAATGGCTCGCAATCTGTAGATACGCAAAGGCTTCCGCTGGCTTCTTCGACTTGATCCCACGCGCCAAGGCGTCTTCGAAGAGCTCAGGTTCTGTCTGTAAGAGCTGGTGATACACCGTTTGAAAGGCAGCCTTGACCGTTAGTGGTACTTTGCTTTTGGCGCCTTTCGGCCGACCAGGGCCGCCTGTTTTCAGGTTTGCGCGACTGTTCGGGTGGATGCCTTGAGGCATTCGTGTTTGATCGATTTTAGGCGTAACAGGGAGGCGATGGGGTGACAGGAAAATTCATTAGGGAAAACCGAGTCTTTCGCTTTTCGTGTGCGTTCTAGTGTTACGGTTACGCTCTGAAAAAGTGATTTTGAAAACTATTATACGAGAGGGGGGGGGGGCTTTATAATAACATGTACATATATGTGTGTACATGAGTAACAGGGTAATCGCATTGAAAGGAAACAAGTTAAGCCGTTACGTCTAGCGTAAATGTTACCGAATAGCGAGTGAAACACAGCGAACGGAGGGTTATGGCGTGGGAGGGGCGATCCAGATGCGACGAAGGATGCCATTGCGGCGAGCGGGCTTATTCACCCACCCGGCGCGCCGGAGAATGCTGCCGACCGTCAGTTCGGCTTGGCGGGTGATGTCGGCTTTGTCGATGCCGAGGATGCGGGTGAGGACGTCGATCATCGTGGTTTCCGCCTGAAACAGCAGCCCTTCGAGGATGGGGAGCGTCCACGCATGATCGGGGAGGCGGTCCGCTTGCACTTGGGTCGTGGTGCCAGGCATCTGCCACCAGGTCGCCCCCGCGGTGTATCGGGCGAGCGCCTCGGCAAACCACTGATCTCGGCGGTCCGCGATGAGATCGAGCGCGACCGGGCCACACGGGACTGGCCAGAAGCGCCGATCGCCCGTATCGCTGCGACTCCAATCATCCTGATTCGCGGTGCCGGCAAAGACACATTGGCGCGGCACATCGATCGTCCGGCTGCCATAGCTCGGACGATAGGTGTCGATCCGCCGCGACAACATACTTTTGACGTGGGTTTGATCGGCGCGGGTGAAGGCTTGCAGTTCCGCGATTTCGATCAGCCACTTGCCGCGGAGCGCTTGCAAAAAATCTTTCGTTTCGACGGATTGGTCAATGGCGGCATACCAGGCGCCGCCTAAGCAGTCGAGCGCCGCTGATTTCTGCAAGCCTTCGGGGCCTTCGAAGACGGGCATCGTGTCCACTTTGGAGCCGGGCTGCAGGACCCGCGCGACCAGACTCACGAAGAAATTGCGTGAGGCCGCGCGCACATAGTCCGCGGGATGCGTCGGATCGCACTGCACCCCCCAGCCGTCTTCGAACGCGAGCTCGAGGCGATCGATCTGGTCCCAGGTGAGACTCTGGAGCCACGCGCGGACCGGATGGCGACTGCGCTGGCGCGCCACATAGGTCACGGCATCGCGCACCAGGGTTTTGGGCACCCGGTCCAAGCCTGTGGTCTCTTGGATGTAGACCGTGAGGGCCACATCATCCTCGTCACGCCATTCCCGCGGGCTGGAGAATGCGCCCATGACACGGTCGGCGAATTCGTCATACCAGAGATGGGCGGCGGTCCATTGCGGGTCATGTTGGAGGACCCGCACGGCATTACTGAGGTTCTGGTAGGGGGGTTTACCGGGGCCAGGGCTA